TATTTATGAAATTAATTGACACAGCTAAAGCTAAAACTGAGTTTAAAATTGAGGCCAGACAATCCGAGGCGGACATACTTTTATATGGCGCAGTAGGGGATGACTTCTGGGAAGACTCAGTGTCGGCCAAGTCTTTTTCGGACGAGCTTAAGGCCCTTCCAGAGTCAGTTAAGAAGATCAACTTAAGAATAAATTCTCCAGGCGGGTCAGTATTTGATGGCGTCACAATCTATGAAAGACTAAGACAACATAAGGCCAAGGTCACTGTATATGTAGACGGCATGGCCGCTTCTATTGCTTCAATTATCGCACTGGCCGGAGACGAGGTCATTATAGGCGAAGGAGCTTTCTTCATGGTCCACGCTCCTATGTCAGGAGTTATGGGTAATGCCCGAGAAATGGAAGACATGATCGAGGTACTGGATAAGATCGAAGCACAGATGACTGGAATTTATTCTAGAAAAACTGGACTTTCTAGTGCAGAGATTTCTAGAATGCTCATGAAAGATACTTGGCTTAATGCAGAAGAGGCAGTTGAAATGGGATTTGCAGATAGAATTTCTGACAATGATGAGTCTCAGATGAGAGTTGCCGCTAGTTTAATCGAGAATGCTAACTGGATTAAGTCTAGACCAAATATGAAAACACGAGATGCAATGGCCCGTGAAAAGGTCAAAGACTTCAAAAATAATATTAAAGAGTTTTTAGCTCGCAAGTAGCGTAGCTTAACTAAAACCATTTTATAGGAGAAAAGTTATGAATTTGGAACAAATGAAAGCGAGACTTGCGGAAATCGTTTCTAAGCTAGAAGATTTTCAAGACATTGAAAGTTTCAGTGACGAGCAAGTAGAAGAAGTAAATGCCCTTAACGATGAGTTCGGCGGGCTTAAGAAAAACATTGAAGCTAAAGAGCGCATTGAAGTAATGAAACAAACTGCTTCTGCTCCTAAGCGTCAAACAGCTACTAAGCCGATCGAGAACGCTGCTTCAAGCAACTCTTACGGTGCCGTAACTGTTTCTAAAACTAAGAAAGACAAGTTGGGCGGATTTGAGAGCTCAGGTGATTTCCTTATGGCCGTTAAACGTGCCTCTGCCGGAGACATCGACAAGCGTTTTCAAAATACAATGTATGAGAAGAACGGTGAAGACGGTGGATTTCTTGTACCAGAAGAAATGAGAGAAGAAATCGCTCAGAAAATGGGCTCAGACGAAGCTCTTATTAGTCGTACACGACAATTCCCTATCGGTGGAAACGCTCTTAGCCTTCCAACTGATGAAAACCAACCTTGGACAGGTGGCGTACAAGCCTACTGGACCGCCGAAGGCCAACCCATCACTGGCTCTGACCACAGCTTTGGACAAGCAAACTGGAGACTTCATAAAGTAGCCGCTCTTGTGAAAACAACTGACGAACTTCTTGAAGATGCCGTTGCTCTTGAAAGCTATATTCGTGCCATGGCCCCAGAAGCTATTATGCACAAAATCAACGAAGCTATCCTTACTGGTAATGGCATTGGCAAACCAAAAGGGATTTTGACTTCTGGTTTTAAAGTAACTGTAGCTGCCGAGTCTGGACAAGATGCCGACACAGTTGTTGCTCGTAACGTAATCAAAATGTATAGCAGAATGATTCCTCGTTCACGTGCTAACGCTGTATGGTTTATCAACCCAGAAGTTGAAGAACAACTTAAGTCTATGACTGACGACAATGGTAACTTCATCTATATTGCTCCTGGTTCACAAATGAATCAGACTCCTTATGGGACACTTCTTGGACGACCAGTCCTTCCACTACTCGGTGGTATGAAGGCCCTAGGTGACGAAGGTGACATTATGTTTGCTGACCTAAGCTACTACTACTCAATCATGAAAAGTGCTGGTATTAGAAGCGATGTTTCTACTCACCTTTACTTTGATCGTGACCAAACTGCTTATAAGTTCATCATGAGAGTTGACGGATCTTGTCCATTCAAGAGTCCAGTTGTGACTCAATATGGTAACTATGAAATGTCAGGTTTCGTTACTTTGGCCGACAGATAAATAATAGGCCCTAGGAAACTAGGGCCTTTTTAAGATGTACAATTAAAATGAACAAAACCTTTTAAGGAGAAATTATATGGAAGCGTTTTTAGCAGAAGAATATGGGATTAAGGACGGAATTGTCCCACAAGAAGTAAGTGCCTCTGCCGTCAATGGCGAGCGTATTTCTCTAGAAAACCTACACAGAGTAACTGTTTTAGTTTCTGTGGCAGCTACAGCTAGTGCAGCTTTGAGCTTAACTCTTAGACAACACAATGCTGCCTCTGCGGGTGACTCTAAAGACTTATCAGTCGATAACATGTACTACCACAAAGTAGATGCTGCTTCTTCTTTTACGAAAGTTGAGCCTGCTTCTGCCGCTGCAAGTTACGACTTGTTCGCAGTAGCAGATGTAGATAAAGCGGTTTTCGCTTTTGAAGTACTTGCAGAAGACTTAGACGTAAACAATGACTTTAGCCACTTTTCAGTAGATGTTACTGGTGACGCTACTGCTCGTCTTGTTCACGCTATTTATGTTGGTCCTGCCGACAAGCTTCCTGCTTACGAACTAGAGCTTTAGTAAGATATTTAAACACAAGAATAAGGGCCCACGTGGGCCCTTTTTTCTCATTGGAGTGAATTATGAAACTTAGATTTATAGGCGATGCCATGTATAGAGGAGAACTCAAGTACAAAGAAGGCCAAGAAGTTGAAGTAAGTAACGATAAAGGCGAAGCAGATCGATGGCTTAAAAGAAACTTAGCTGTAGATGCCAAAGAAATACCTAAGAAAGAAGTAAAGAAAGAAGTTAAGAAAGAAGTTAAGAAAGAAGATAAGAAAGAAGTTAAGAAAGAAGTTAAGAAAGATGCTAAGTCTAAGAAAGAAGCAAGTCTTGACCTTTTAGGAAAGAAAGACGAGTCTGAGTTAGAACTATAATTCATTTCTGAGGATTAGCTATGGCCTGGAAACTACCATTCTTTAAAAATAAGAAGTACCGCCCCAGGCAACCGCAATCCCCTAGGCGATATATTCAATTGTCAGGAGGCTCAGTAGTATCTCCTGACAGTGCCAAAGAGGTGTCTGCTTTTTACAGAGGCCTTACATATATCTCCACTCAGATTTCTAAAATACCTTGGGAGATAAAAGACGCGGATAACAAACTCGTAAACAACTCCCTTTCAAATCTTTTACAAGTCGCCCCCAACCCAGAAGTAAATGCATTTCACTTTAAAAACTGCATGGTCCAATGGGCCATTATTTTTGGAAATAGCTACGCAGAAATTGTAAGAGACTTGCGTGGAATGCCAACTCAACTTTGGCTTATGGACCCAAGAGACGTACAGCCCTGGAGAGACCCAGACGGAAACCTAATCTATAGAATTATAGGCGGCTCTGCTGCATATCCGGGACAAGATGCGTACCTAGCAAAAGAAGATGTGTTTCACTTAAAGAACTTCATTACAAGCGACAACGGAGTTATGGGCCAGGGAGTAGTTAGTTACGCTACGACCACATTAGGGATTAGTCTAGGGGCAGATCAATTTGCCAATGGGCTATTCTCCAATGGCGGTATGCCAAGTGGCGTTATAGAAGTGGGTGGAAGTTTAAGCGATGAAGCCTTTAAAAGAATTAAAGAGTCTTGGCAAGAAGCTCACGGCGGGAGAAAGGCCGGAGGGACGGCAGTGCTTGAAGAGGGCGCAAAGTTTGAGCCTGTCTCACTTGCCCCAGATGTTTTACAATTCCTAGAAACCAGAAAGTTTTCTGTGTTTGAAATAGCCCGATTCCTTGGCGTGCCTCCGACAAAACTATTTGATGGAGACTCTGCCACTTACAACAATATTGAACATGCCAACTTAGAAGTGGCCACAGATACCTTAGATGCTTGGGCCAGAAACCTAGAGTGCGAAGCAGATGTGAAACTTCTAAATAATAGAAGAGGCGGTAGAAAAACTGAGTTCGACATGTACGCTGTATTTAGAGGCGACATGGAAACTCGCTCTCAATACTTTAATCGTATGATGCAGAACGCCGCTATGACTCCAAATGAAATCAGACAAAAAGAGGGCATGAGCCCCTACGAAGGTGGAGAAAGATTCTTCATTGCCACAAACAACTTCTCCCCTGCCGACAGGATAGACGAAATTGTGGACTCTCAAATAAATAAAGTTAAAGAGAGTACAGCGCAAGACGATCTAAACGAGGAAGAAGAGAAAGAGTTGCGGGCAGTTGTAAAAGATTTCTTGCTGAGTAAAAGTAAGTAGAGTGTAACTAGAGACTAAAATCGCCCTTGAGCGCATTAGGTGAATAGTGAAGAATGAAGTCTTAATGGCCCTCGCCCTTAGATTGGCGGAGGATGCTGTACATGAACATGTTTCCCGGATTGAGCCCATACGCGGCCCAAGAGGATTTAGAGGGAGAGATGGACAAGACGGAAATGACTTTCATCTAAAAGACCACAAACAAGAAATACAGAATTTTGTTGAGGAAGTTTTTCCTAAGTACCCGGCATTGTCTCCAGAAGATAAAGCCGAGCTTAAAGGCGAACGTGGACCTAAAGGTGTTCCAGGTGCGAGTGGGGTAGACGGAAGAGATTTTAACCTAGAAGAGAATTTATCTTTAGTTAAGTCCGAAATATTAAATTTAATTAACAAGAAAAAAGAAGAACTAAAACTTAAGTTTAGCGACCTAGACGACGAGGAAGTTGCCCTACTCAAAGGAGATAAGGGCGCAAGAGGACAGCGAGGTAAGCCCGGAGAGTCTTTCAGTTTTGAGGACCACTCGCAAGACATAAAGTGTATTATATCCGATGTCATTAACTCCCTAAGAGAAGACCTCAGACTAAAGTTCGAGGACTTAAATGAAGAACAAAAAGTAGAGCTCAAAGGTGATAGAGGTGACAAAGGGCGTCCAGGTAAAGACGGTCGTGACTTTGATTTTAAAGAGTCTAGAAATAAAATCGAAAAACTCGTTTTGGATAATAAAGAGTCTTTACGACTAAAGTTCGAGAACTTAAATGAAGAAGAAAGAGAAGATCTTAAACTCAAGTTTGAAGATTTATCTTCAAGAGACTTAGAGAATATCCGTGGGGCCAGGGGCCCTAGAGGGCAGAAAGGTAAAACTGGAGAGCCTGGGGAAAAAGGTCAAATAGGTCCAAGGGGTATCCCTGGAATGCCTGGCCTACAGGGCATCATGGGCCTACAGGGGTTTGAAGGTCTTCAAGGGGAAGACGGAAGAGACGGAGAAGACGGAGAAGATGCTCCTCAAATATCTGAAATAATTGTAAGAAAAGACATAAACCACGAGAGATACTATTTCGTATTTGTTATGAGCGACGGGGAGAGAATAAGGTCTAACACCTTTTCTATGCCCGAGGCCCAGGCCAGTGGTGGCGGCTCTATTGTAAGTAGGAGCTTGATTCAACTATTCCAAGATGGGGCCCTAGTAGCTTCTTCCAATAAAGTCAATTTTACTGGAGACGGAGTTACTGTTACTGAGGGCGTTGAAGGGCAAGTCGATGTAGACATAGCGGCCGGAGGAGGCTCTACTCTTCTTGTCAACACAGTGGAGACATCGGAGTTAGAGTTTACAGGCGACGGCGTAGTTATCACCGACGACGGGCTAGGGACAACTACTGTAGACATCCCCGCTAGTCAAGCAGATATTCAGATTTGCGATGAAGGCGAGTTAATAGCGAGCTCTGTACAGAAAATAGACTTTGTTGGAGACAACATAACTGCCTTCCCAGTTGTCCCTATGTCAGAGTGGGACGCACTTTCAGATGTAGAGCCAAGTCTTTCAGAGTACGATAAAAACAACACTGCAAGTCAAATAGAAGTGAGAGTAGATGTTCCTGACGCGAGTTTGCTCAAGGATGTAGATTGCGAGGCCAGTGTATATGTAGGTTCTTTTGTCTATGTAGACAGCGGCTCACTTGCTAGGAATGCTTTAGCAGATACTTATAATACATCTAACGTCGTGGGATTAGTAGAGGCCAAGAGTTCATCTACTAAATGCGATATTAGATTTAATGGTCTGTCAGGGCCTATATATTCGGGGCTTAATCCGGCAGAGGATTACTACTTAAGTGACACTACTCCAGGGGAAATATCCAGCACTGTGTCCACTACGTCAGGACACATAAAAATAAGAGTTGGACAGTCTTTCGGACAAGATAAATTCTTATTTGTCAAAGGCGAAAGGGTGGTGAGGCTATGACTATAAGAAATTTTGAGTATACAGATGTAGACGGAATTAAAAAAGAGGCGAGCGCATACACAACTGGCTCTTTTGTTACTACTTCTACTCCTGACTCTCCAGCTATTACAGGTTCAAATGGGAAGTTTGACGCTTCTTTAATTCCTTCACAAGTAGCTGCCAAAGCGGCCAGTCTCATTATAGACAGAGTGGCCTCGGAGCAAATATTTGCAGGGGATTTAGTTTATTCTACAGGCACAAATGAAATTGGCATGGCCGACAACTCAATAGACCTTGACGAAGCAAAGGTTATGGGCCTGGCCCTTAATGCTGCACTACAGACTGAGACAGTAGAGGTTCTTATTTTAGGAGTAGCAAACTCTATAGACTACTCAGTTTTTACAGCGAATGATATTTTATTTCTTGACGAACTGGGCGGGATTACTAATGTAAGACCCACAGTCCCGGATGCAAAATATTTAGTTCAAGTAGGTAAGTCCCTTGGAGGGAATGAAATACTGGTAGAAATAAAACTACCGACAGTTTTAGGAGGGTAATATGGCCACGACAAAAAAGAGAACAAGACCAACTGAGAAGAAAACAAAAAAGAAAACAG